CCTGGAAAAAACAGACGACGAGATTGCGCTATTTGGTGGCAATCGCACCGGGAAAACGCACTGCGGGTGCTTTGCTGACGTTCTTCACCTCACCGGGCTCTACCCGTACTGGTGGCCGGGACGTCGCTACACGCATCCGATAGATATGTGGGTCGCGACGGACACCGCGAAGAACACGCGCGACATTTTGCAGGATAAATTTTGCGGAAAGCCGGGCGTGGAGCAGGCATACGGCACCGGTATGATCCCGGGCGACCTTTTGGAACGGCGGACGGTGAAACACGGCCTGGCAGACGCGTTCGAATCAGTTTTTGTTAGGCACGTATCTGGCGGATTGTCTACGCTCCAGTTTAAGTCGTACGACCAGGGCCGAGAAGCGTTCCAGGGCACGCGCCAGCACCGGATCCACCTCGACGAGGAGCCGAAACTAGAGATTTACACCGAGTGCTTGCTCCGACTCATGAGCACGGTGCCCGGCGAGCCGAACGGCACGCTGGTACTCACAGAGACGCCACTGCTCGGCGTTTCGGACCTGATGATCACGTTTATGCCGGACCTGTCGCCAGAACCGGACGCTGTGCCGGCCGCGGCCTGGGACATGGGTGAGGGAGAAGAGGTAGTCGTAGATGAGGAGATCGCAAATTGAGCCGTGCCGCGATATTCCTAGACATGGATGACGTGCCGCACCTCGGCGAAAAAGAGAAAAAGCAGATTTTGGCTGGCGTCCCGTCATGGCAGCTGCAGGCGCGTAAGTCAGGGATACCTGGTCACGGCACCGGAGCGATCTATCCTATCCCCGAAGACGTGATGTTGATCGAACCGTTCGACATCCCGGAACACTGGCCGCGCTCGTACGGTATGGACCCAGGCTGGAACTGCACCGCAGTGATATGGTTCGCGTGGGACATAGACAACGGTTTCAGAGACGCTTCCGGCGTCCAACGGTACCCGGCGGTTGCGTATGACGAATACTACAGGGGACAGGCCGACCCTGCCGTACACGCTGCGGCAATCAACCGTCGCGGTTCGTGGATTCACGGCGTGATCGACCCCGCCGCGCAGAAAGCGCGCGGCCCGGACGGCGAGCTGCTTATTGACGCTTACTGTCGTCTCGGTCTGAAGGTCAGCAAGGCCGACAACACGGTCGTGTCTGGACTCGTACAGACCTGGGACATGCTCTCGACGCAGCAGCTGCGCATCTTCAGCACGCTGATGAACTGGCGGAAAGAGGTCCGTCTCTACCGCCGCGACGAGAAAGGTAACATTATCAAGAAGAACGACCATTTAATGGATGCCACCAGATATAACGTCATGTCAGGGTTCGACGTGGCGAAGGCTCCTCCTGCCAGCGAAGGCGGGTTACCGTGGTTCTCTTGGAGCCCGGAAATGGCTACGCACGGTGGCGTGTGGAGTGGGTGAAGCCCATCGATCAGGTCGACGCTGACATACGCCGCGAGGGTGTGTTCACGCTGGTCGACGTTGACGGGCGGAAGCTGCGATTCTACGGTTACAAGCGAGACTGCGTCACCATCAATCGGCTGATGGAGTCTCTGAAGGGGCGACAGGACGAGATGGTGAAGTATCTAATCGCGCAAGCGCGCACAAGGGTGAGACCATGAGCATTACGTTGAAACTGGTGCACGAAGAGGGGATCCGTCTGCGACAGCAGGCCGCCCACAAGATCGAGCACAAAGACCTGACCGGCAACGGCGTCACACATTCCGTTGAGTGGCGTTTCGTGAAGCGCCCCGCCTCGGACGGCAAGATCACCGAAGACGTGCAACAGGATGAGGATCCTCGGCGCGTAGACTCGAACGGTCGCAAGATGCAGCTGGGCACGTACACCGTGCACGTCACGCACGGGATGAACAATCTCGTGATCGAGCGCAAAGGCAAGGTCGCCCCGTACAACTTCAAGAACGGCGCCATCCGCAACCAGGTTCGCGTCCAGTACCAAAGACTCACCGAGAGTGGTCGAAAGACGAAGGACGGTAAACCCGTGCATGAGTGGAAGAACGACGGCCAGCCACAGTACCTGCCACCCAACACGTTCGGCGGGGCGTTCGTCGGTGACGGACAGCGCGCTATCGTGGACGAGATGCCGACGTAAATGACGACGAACGCGGGCGACAATTGGGACCTCATAGGAGACGTGCCGGGACAGCGCGGCACGCTCCCAGATTCGCCTGGGTTTGAGATCAGGGACCTTGAAGGTCTGCTCTCGCGTATCCGAAATTTTTATGACGAGGGTGTCGGCGCGTGGGAAGAGAACCGCCGCATGCACTCCGAAGACCTGAACTTCATTTATAACGCTGAAGCGATGGGTCAGTGGGATCCGGTGGTGCTCCAGAACCGTCGCGGCAAACCCTGCTACACGTTCAACCGCTGCCTGCAACCGGTGAACATGGTGGTCGCCGACATGCGGCAAACCCGGCCCTCCGGCAAGGTGCGACCCTCGTCCGAGGGCGCCTCCGAGTCTACCGCCGAGGTGTTTGCCGGCCTCTGTCGCTCCATCGAGCAGGCCAGCCGTGCCGACCAGATCTACAAAGAGCAGTTCAAGTTTGCTGTGGCCGGCGGTTTTGGTGCGTGGCGCATCATGCCGACCTACATGCAGGACGACGGCGAGGGCGCGTTCGATCAGGTGCTGCGCATCCTGAACATTTCCAACCCGCAGACGGTGGTGTGGGACCCGCAGTGCGCCGACGCCTGCGCGGGCGACGCCAACAAGTGCATTGTGGCTGAGCGCATCTCGGATGAGATCTACGATTCGCTGTACCCAGACGGCAACATGCAGAGCTTCAACGTCTCACGCGACAGCTACGGCTGGTTCACCGACAAAGAGGTTCGGATCGCCGAGTACTTTGAGCGCGTGCCGCGCGAGAAGTGGATAGCCAAGATGACCGACGGGTCCGTGCGCGAATACGACGCGGACCTGAAAGCTACGGAAGCGCACCTCGAAGAGAGCGGCCTGGGCGAGAAGCAGGGCGTCACGCGCATTGCAAAAAACAAGAAAACCGGCGAGAAGATGATCCGTAAGACCGTCAAGTGGCAGGTGATGTGGGCGAAGATAGACGGCTCGACCGTCCTCGAAGGCCCGTACTACTACGACTGGAAGCGCATCCCCGTGGTCCGCTGCCCTGGCCGCTACATCAACATCGAGGGCCGCCGCAAGTTCCAGTCGCTGATCCGTCACTCGAAGGACGCGCAGCGCAGCTACAACTCGCGTGCCTCGGACATGATCGAGCGCAGCGCGCTCCTTCCGAAAGCGCCGTACCTAGTCACTGAGGCAATGATCAAGGGCTACGAGAACGAGTGGAACCAGGCGAACGTCGCCTCCCGCCCGTACCTACCGTACAACGTAGACAAGAACGCGGAGGGCGGCATGCCGTTCCGCACGCCACCGCTCGACCTGCCGCAGGGCGCGATGGCGCTGGCGCAGATGTCGATCCAGGACATCCAGGCCACCATCGGCTACTTCGACCCCGCGCTCGGCAACGCCGACGACATGAACCGCGTCTCGGGCAAGGCGCTCGTGCAGCACACGAAGCGCTCGGACCTTGGGAGCTATGAGTTTATAGACGGTTTCAGCTCCGCGCTACAGCTCACCTGGGAGATGATGGTCGACATGATCCCGTCCGTTATGGACGCGGAACGTGTCGAGCGCATCATAGGCCAGGACGGCGTAGAGAAGATGGTCGAGTTGAACAAAGAGCACGAGTTCACCGGCGACATCATGAACGACCTCTCCAAGGGGTCGTACGACGTTGAGGTTACCATCGGCCCGAGCTTCCAGTCCGCGCGACAGGAAGCACTCGACACGCTGATCTCGTTCGCCGAAGCGATGCCGACCGCCGCGCCGGTCATCCAAGACCTGATCGCGAAGAATATTGACTCGCCGGATGCGCAAGAGATGGCAAACCGCCTGCGCATACCGCTGATCCAGCAGGGTATAGTGCAGCCCACGGAGAAAGAGAAGCAGCAGGGTGTCGGCTCGCAGAAGAGCCAACAGCAGCAGATGCAGGAGCAGCAGCAGCAGCTGGAGATGCAGATCCTGAAGGGTAAGGCGCAGAAGATGGGCGCAGATGCCACCATCGCGCAATCGCGCGCCCAGGCGAGCCCCATCGAGCAGCAGAAGATCCAGTACGAGACCGCCGGCAAGCACCTGGCGAACATCAAGCTGGCGCACGAGATCGGCGCAAACGCCAACGACCAGCAGAACGCCGCGCAGTCCGCGCAGATGGATCTGGCCGCCAAGCACGTTGGCAACCTGCAGGACATGACGCACCAGGCGCAGCAGCACCAGCTCGACCAACAGAAGCAGGTGGCGCAGCACAACACCGACCAGACGCTCGCGCAGTCGCAGGCTATGACGGAAGCGCAGCGGGCGCAGCAAATGCACGAGCTGGAGATGTCGCGCGCCGCGCAGGCGCACGAGGCTGAGATGGAGCGCACGCGCCAGAAGCACACGCTACACCTGCAGCATACGAAAGAGTTGAACGAGCAGAAGGTCGCCGCCGCTAAAGCGCTGGCCGCTGCCAAACCGAAGAAGGCCAAAAAGGCCGATTGATTGGATGTCTGGGTGAGACCTGACCGCCTCGCGGAAGCGTATTCCGTGTAACAGGAGACTTTTCATGGCTTTTACTCGCGCTGATTTGGAAAATTACGAGAAGCAAACGCAGAAACAGATTGACGACAAGATCAACCCGTTTCGCGGTGCAACCCCCGCCCGCGTCGCCGACGCCGCAGCTGTAGCTGCTGTCGCCGCGGGCCAGAATGTTGATGCCACTCCGGGAGGCAGCGCCGCAGCAGCGGCCCCGGAACCGTTGGTCGACGAAGATGCCCCCATCGTCGACGAAGACGGCACACTCGGCGACCCGACCGATTCGGGTGAGGGGACTTCGGACGACACCGCGGACTCGTCCACCGCATCCGTCGACCCCAGCGATGAAACGGATCCCAACACGGACTTGACCGGCGAAGCAGATGGCGAAGAGGCGTCACCCGCTCGGCCGGCTCCGAAGAAAGGATCTGCTGAGGAACGCATAGTAGAGCTGAACGATCTGCTCGAAGGCACGAAGATATTTGGCAAGCACATGCAGGACCAGCTGAAGAATGCTTTAGCTGAGTTGGAGCGGCTCAAGGCCGGCGGTAAACCTACCGCCGCACAGACCGACGCTGCAAGTGCCCCTCCTGTTGTGGAAGACGAGCCGATGCCCGACCTAGCGGACCCGGATATCGCCTTCGACAACGACAAGTACCGCGCCAAGATGCAGAAGTGGACGAAGACCCAGGCCGCGCTAGCCGCTCGCGAGATTGTTCGCGAGATGACGGGCGTGGACGAGGCCGCCAAACGCCGCGCCGTATTCGAAAAGCGAATTGCAGAATTTGCAAAAACGCACAAAGACTATGAGGCGGTGGTTACCAAAAATCCGGTGTTAGCTGCAAAGGAAAACCAGCTCGCGCCGGACGCAGGTATCGCGGTCGCTCAGTCAAAGCACGTTGGTCGGTTGTTGTATGAGTTTGGAAAGGACACTGCGCTGGCGATTAGAACCGCTCGCCAGTCACCCGCTCAGCAGCTCATCACCATCGGCAAGATGATCGCAAAGATTGAGGCGGAATCCACTGCAAAGAACGGCTCTAAGCCCGACGCGCAACCAGGGCAAAAGAAGTCCATCACCAAGGCGCCTCCTCCCCCCACCCCGACACGGGCTGGCGGACGGCCGGGCGAGCGAGATATCGTCGACCCCAACATGTCGATGGAAGAGTTCGCTCGACGGCACAGAGGAAGCAAACAGTCAGCACGCGAGACCGCACGTCGGGGGCGCGGGTTGAACTAAAATAAAATCGGAAAGGAATAATGGCTAACTCACTCATCACCGCTCAATGGGTTGCACGCAAGGCTCTCGTCCTGCTGCACGCCAAGAGCAACTTCACGGGTCGCACGAACCGTGACTACCAGAGCTTGCTGCCCGGCCCCATCAACGGGGTCATCTTGGGTCAACAGCTCTCGATCCGTCTCCCGTTCCAGTACACCCTGCGTACTGGTCCGCAGATGAACGCGCAGAACAGCGTTCAGCGCTTCGCCACCCTGTTGGTCAACCAGCAGCTCGGCGTCGACATCAACTTCACCTCGGTGGAGCGCGCGATGTTGCTGAACAACTTCGAAGAGCAGGTGCTCGAACCTGCCATGGCGCGCCTCGCGGCCGGCATCGAGAACTTCACCACGGGCCAAGTCAACAACGTGCCGAAGTTCACGGGCGCCTTCAACACCACGGCAACCTACGACCAGCTGCTCCAGAACGAGCAGTACCTGACGGAAGCCTTGGCGCCGGAAGATGACCGTCGCACCTTCACCGCGACCCCGCAAACCTCGCGGTACTTCGTGCGTGACAACAAGGGCCTCTTCAATCCCGAGTCGACGATCTCCGACCAGTGGTTGGAGGGCGTGATCGCGGACAAGGCCGCGGGCTACGTCTGCTTCCGTAACACGAAGCTGCCGACGCACGTCATCGGAACGTTCAGCACCACGGCGGCCCCGGTCGTCAACGGTGCTGGTCAGTCCAACCCCGGCGCGGGTAACGCGTTCGTTTCGACCTTCACTCTGAACACGAACGGCTGGGCTTCGGGTCTCACGACCTTGAACGCTGGCGACGTGATCAGCATTGCGGGTGTGAACGAGGTCGATCCCGAGACGAAGGCGTCTTTGGGCCGTCCCAAGCAGTTCGTCGTGACCGCGACCATCAGCGACACCGCTGGTGCGATTGCGATCCCGATTGCCCCCGGCATCATCACCGGTGGCGCGTACCAGAACGTTGACAACGTGCCGGCTGCCGGCGCGGTCATCAGCGTGTTCGGTCAGAGCGGTGCTGCCGCGATTGCCGCGCTCAACGGCGCGCTGATCAAGCAGTCCATCGGCTGGTACCGGGACGCGATTGTGTTTGCGAACCCCCCGATGCTCGACCTCAGCCCCCTCGTCAAGATGACGGCTGCGGAAGCGTTCGAAGGGTACAACATCCGCTTCGCGCAACAGTGGGATCCGTCTAACGACGTGCTCCCGGCTCGCCTCGATTCGATTGTCGGCGCCGTGCTCGCTTACCCCGAGCTGGCTGTGCGGAACATCGAAGTCGCGTCGGCTGCCTAATAACCCATAAGGAAAACGAAAATGACTAACATTCAAGTTGGATATGGGCACGGCGACGTTGTCGGCATTCCGTTCGACTTCTACGGTGGAGCGACCCTGGTCACAGGTTCGACGATCACCATGCAGACGAACCAGCTCCTCCTGAGCAACACGACTGGCGGCGCCATCGCCGTCACCATCAACCTTCCGCTGAACCCGGTGGATGGTTGCTGCGCTGAGATCAGCAACGTGTCTCCGGCTGTGGCTGATGTGCTGACGATCACTGCGATCAACGCCAACACTGGCGACGTGATTGCAACGTCAGGACTTGGCGTCCCTGCGACCATCACCGTGGCGGCTTCAACCGCTGGCGGTAGCGCAGCGGCGACG